ATGATGAGGATGTACTTTGAAGTTAAAAATCATAAAACAACAGGAAAATACTCAATAGCATTCGTATGATAAAATTTAAAATAGAACAAAAAGAATACCAATTACCTGAATTTATTTCAATTGAAAATTACTCAAAGATTTACAAGATAAAAGATTTATTCAGTGAGGATTACTTCGCAGCAAAACTAATTAACATAGTTTCAGGTGCACCACTAAACGATTTATTACAATCAGATTATCAACAGGTTAATTATATGGCTACCTATCTGATGAACTTATTTCCATTGGATAAACCACAATTTACAGACAGATTTGAGATTGATGGTGTGAAATATGGTTTCTTTCCAAATTGGAGGGACTTAACCTTTGCTGAGTTTGTGGACTTAGATACTATCTCAACTAAGAAACCTGATGAGTTATTGGATTTATTACACATACTAGCATCAATTATGTACAGACCGATTGTATCAGAAAAGTCAGAACACGATTATCAGATTGAAAAGTATGACATAAACAAGATGAAGGAACGAGCGGAACTGTTTAAAAAGAAGTTAGATGTTAAGTATGTACTCGGTGCTCAGTTTTTTTTTATCAAGTTCGCAAAGAGATTTTCCAACTATACCCAAATGTCTTTGATACCGAACTTATCAATATGGACCAAGATAAAGCTCGTGTGGAATATGAGGAAGATAATATGGAAAATGGTTTTCAGAAAACCTTTGGATGGTTCCTTGTCGTCAACCGAATTAGTGGAAACGATTTTACGAAGCACGAATACATCTATCAAAAAAATGTAGTTGAGATACTAAATCAATTAACATTTTTAATAATGTATGACTTGGAACAACAAAGATTACAGAAGAAAGCAATGGGTAAAGTTTCATAATACAATACAGATAAATTTATATTTCTTTATAGGATGACAAATTACAAACAAATTATACAGGATTTATCAGGGATGGCGTTTTACCATCCTCAAATCAATTCTTTTGGTTATGGTGACATTACACAGATTACAATGGACATTGAGACCAAACAGGAACCTGTATATACAAAAATGTATGTCGTGCCAGGGAATGTCAGATTAGATGAGAATAGATTACTATATGACTTTTCCATAATTATATTAGACCAAATCAATGACGATTATTCCAATCAAAGAGATGTTATGTCTGATACATTGGAGGTTGCAAAAGATATTTTTACAATTATATATCAATCATACACCCCTGAATATGGAGATTTTAGTTTGTATTACACTCCTGAATGGGGTCCGAATGTTACACCGTTCCTTGAAAGATTTGAAACAATTCTTGGTGGGTGGACAATGAACATAACATTAGAACAACCGTTTGACTACAACAGTTGTGTAGTACCTATTACAACAGGTTTTACATTACCATCTTCAGTTAACTTGGTAAATTACAAACAGATTATAGAAGATTTAGAAGACTTTGCAAATAACCACGAACAAATAAACAGTTATGGATGGGGTGATTTGACACAACTTACAATGAATATTGAAACAGAACAGGAACCAAGATATACAAGAATGTATGTTATTCCTGGCGATGTGGTATTGGACCAAAACGAATTGGTGACCAATTTCCAAATATTAATTGTTGACCAACTTAATAATGATTATTCCAACCAAAGAGATTTAATGTCAGATACTTTAGAAATATGTAAAGATATTATGGCTACCTTCTATTTATCAGAATATGAAACTCTATGGCCTGCGAGTGTTGAACCCATATTAGAAAACTATGAGACAATACTTGCTGGTTGGGTTATGAATATTCAATTAACACAACCTTTTGATTACAATAGATGTGTTCTACCTGAAAGACCATTCACGCCTGGTAAAAAATGGTATGAGTTGGCTGAACTGTGGAACGAAATATCAAAAGATTGGAAGAATGTATAAAATATAAGAAATTAAAAATATGGGTCAATTAACTAACCAATTCGTATCACAATCCTATCAAGGTCTATTAAACCTTGCTAATGCGAATACAGGATTTACTGCAAACTTACAAACTATAACAGATGGTTTGGGTGGAAGTTCTCCATTACAAATGTCACAGACACAGGTAAATATATCAGGTACATTCACTGTAAATGGTGCACCTGTTTCCGTTGATACGGGGTCACTTGTAACCACATCATCATTTAATGCATATACATCGTCTGTTAATATAAAATTAGCAGGGTTAGATGTTGAAACAGGGTCATTACAAAATCAGATTAATGGTCTTGCAACCACAGGGTCGTTAACAAGTTTATCTTCAAGTATTGCAGTAACTGATTTAGCTCAAAACAATAGATTAAATTCAATTGAAAGTATTACGGGTTCACTTGCCACAACAAGTTCAGTTAATGCTTTAACCGCATCAATCAATAGTTTAAATGCTGCAACAAGTTCTTATGTAACAGAAACTGAGAGTGGTTCCTTTGTTACAAATGTAGCAGGTGGTCCAATATCATTTGAAAATACTGTGGTAGTTACCAAAGGTAATGGTTCAACTTCAACAATCACAATTAACAATGTAAACAACGCTGTTAGTTCATCATTTGCAACCAACGCATTATCTGCGTCATACGCACCTGATAATAGTAATAGAAACGGATTAATCAATACAGGTTCATTAGGTGGTAGTCAATCTATCACAGGAAGTTTAAATGTTCAGGGTACACTTACCGCAACATCAGCATCAATTACTTATTTAGAAACAGTTTACGAGACTGCTTCAATTATATACTCAAGCGGTTCTAACCAATTAGGTGACGCAGCAGATGATACACAAACATTATGGGGTGCGGTTAAATTACCATCAGGTTCTTTATCTATAACAGGTTCTTTAAGAAGTACAGGTGAAATTAGAACTGATGGTGGCGTAGTTGTTGGTACAACATTATTAGTTAATAATATTGAAAATCCAGCAGGTTCTGGTGATATTACAATTAATCCGAGTGCCTTTTTTAAAGTTGCAATAGATGGTGATACAGAAGTTACAGGAACATTAAAAGTAACAGGTGGTATTACAGGGTCATTACAAGGTACTGCATCATATGCAACAAACGCATTAAGTTCATCACACGCAATCAATGCGGACACCGCATCTTACGTGTTGAATGCAGTTTCATCATCATTTTCAAATTTTGCTGTTAGTAGTTCACAAGCACAAAATGCGGTGTCTGCAAGTCAAGCACAGAATGCTGTGTCAGCATCTTGGGCACCAGACAATAGTAATAGAAATGGTTTAATCACAACAGGTTCAGCAGGTTCAACACAATCTATAACAGGTAGTCTTATTTTATCAGGTTCAGGGAATCCATCAAATGGTACTTTAAGTGTGGGTAATGATGGTGGTATTATATTAAGAACTAGTGGAAACCAAACCTCTCTTATATATTATTCAGGTTCTAACTCCGCCGCAAGAAGGTTAGTGTTGGATGGTTCTGAAACTGATACGGCACAAGTAGTTATTATTGGTGGTAGTAGTAGTACTGGTGGTATTAATATTGGTGGTGGTGCGGCAGCACCAACCCCACACGGTCTAAATACTCCTATACGAATGACAGGTTCACTTAGAGTAATAGGTAATTCACATATAGTTACAGGTTCATTAGATGTTAGAAGTGGTAGTTTAGATTTATTCTCAGATGGTACTACAGTTAATACAGATTTATATTTAACCAACTCTTTAGGTGGTCAATCAAATATAATTAAAGGTTGGAGTGATAATCCAGCAGGTGGTGGTGCGGGTGCGGTACAGGCAAACTACACAGGTTCATTAAGAATCACAGGTTCAAACAATACAGTATCATTACCACAAATCAGAGCAACAAGTGTTGGTGGTGGTGCGGACCAACAAGGTTACATTTCAGGTTCAGATAATACAATAGCAACTAATGCTGGTGGAATATATTTGAACACAGGTTCATTATTATTTCCAAAGACAACAAACAACTATGTTGGTGCTAACTCAGCAATATTAATGAACTTTACAACATCATCTTTAGCGGGTGGTCATCCAACAATAGCAAATAATACATTATACGCAGGTACTTTAACAATTAATAGTAATAGTGGTTCTATCTCAGCGGCAGCAGGTAACTTATTAAATGGTGGTAATGTTAATTCAACACAAAACTTTGTAACAAACAATAGACCATCAATTAGTACAAACTTTATTGGTAGTCAAACTATATTAAATCATATTAGTAGTTCAATAAACTATACAACAAACTTGAGTAATTCACCTGTTACAGTTAATAATCATTTAAGTTCATCGGCGTTAGTGGCAGGTAATACTGTAACAGTTACAAATAATACATTCTTAGGTGGTGGAGGTGCGCAAGGACATTCAATATATGTGTCAGGTTCACAAAGTTCAAACGCAACAAGAAATATTAGTAGTAACTTAATTGGTGGTTTCAGTAATGTTGTATCATCATCATTCGTTAGTTCATCAAACTCTAACTTAAACGCCTCAATTATATACGGTAGTAACTTAGCAGTATCGGCGTCTCACGTATCACTTGGTGGTTCAGCGTTCTTTGGTAGATTTAATATGACAGGTTCAAACTTAGACGACACACAACAAGTGGTGTTTGCAGTAGGAACAGGTACAGGTGCGGGAAGTAGAAGAACAGGTTTCTTAATTGATAGTGGTTCAAATGTAAGAGTATCAGGTTCATTAATTGTTAATAATACAAGTAACTCCTTGATAGTAACGGGTTCATCAAACATAACACATACTATCGCGGGACAACCATCACTTACAATTGTTAATAGTGCGGGAACAGGACAACCAGCACTTACCATTACAGGTTCAATAAACCAATCAAATACAGGTGACAATTATATCGCGGGTAATAGTACAAATATTCAAGGTCTAACTAATATTAATGGTAATACAACAATAACAGGTTCATTAGAGATAGCATCAGGTTCAGGAACGAATCATTTGTTTATGTATGGACATAAGATGTTTAATGCTGGTGAGTTTTGGTCAACACAAACACAAAGCGGAAGTGCTGGTGTTAGTGGTTCAATCACATTTAATAATTCAGGAAGTGTCGCAGGTACATCACTTGTAAGTAACTCAAGATTAACAGTTGCTAATGCGGGTACATATAATATACAATTTTCAGCACAGATTGAAACATCAGCAGGTGCGGATACTGCATATGTGTGGTTTAAAAAGAATGGAACTAACATAGCAGATAGTGCAACAAAAGTTGTATTAGCGAATAATACCGCACAGGTAATGACAGTGAATATATTGGACCAAGCGGCAGCAAATGATTATTATGAGTTAGCTTACCAAACTTTAAATGGTCACGCAACAATATTAGCAGAAACAGCAAGTGGAAACATTCCCGCAATACCATCAGTAATAGCAACAATAACACAAGCAAGATAATATGAATTTAGAACAAATAACACCCATCATTGAAGACATTGTAAAGGATAGTTTATCTGAAAAGGTATAC